CGCCTTGCTCACCAACAACAAACATAAGCTTGGCGCGTTGCATCGTTCCATGACTAAACATGCGCGACCAAATCAGCTTTGGCGTAATTAACATTCCACCAATGTCATCCTTGTAAAGACCAAAAATCAGCGGAATAGGTGACGCATAATCCGCAAGCTCTGCAAGCGTTTCAAAGCCGCGTGACGGGGTGAAACGATTTGCTCCTGTAACATTGCCAAGATCAATAATGCCGCCTTGCTTTTGAGCAGTAGGCATCTTTGGCTTTGGTGTCAGCAGATATGCAACACCAGTTAGCACAAGGCTGATTGCCAGGTTGATTAAAATCGCTGGCCCTGCAGCTCCTGCTTGAACGTCAGGGATATGGTCATACGCCGCTGGTCTTACCGCTCCACGCCTTCTTACCTCAGCTGTAAACGCTCGATACTCTTCCTCAGTTATCCCAATCGTTGCAATTAGCTGCCTTTCGTACGGAAGCAGTGGTACGTCGTAAACGCTTGAGCCAATGACCACTGCACTTTCTGCGTCATTGGGCCGATATACAGAATTCCCTTTTGCCATGTGACTGCAAATGCCCAAGATTGCTGCGGTAACAGCAGAATGTCCCCATCATACGCAGGCTTTTCAACTCGCAAACCCCACCGCATCAGATCCCGGCATACATCCCACTTACTCGCTTGATACCAGCTCTGCTTAAACGGTGGCTTGTCAATACCCATCCGCTCCAATGCCCGATAGCACAGATGGATGCAGTCAATATGGCCGTCACTACCGTCAGCACCAAGCCGATACGGCATTCCAATTAGATCACTGCAGTCGGACATTGTTTGATATTGGTAAGTTACCAACCAGCTTGCGTGTTAATGATCGCCTTGGAACATCCGTGCCAACAGCATCTAACGCTGAGCTGAGTTGCAAATTTAAAGAGACGTTATCCCAATTGCCGCCAACAACTTGTCCGGTATAACCATGCACGCGGGTGTGTGATCCAGTTGCTGAAGCTGAATCAACAATAAGAACGTCTACTTCCATGACGTAATGATCCCTGATAGAAGTAACGGCCCATCCACGAGTCAGCTTGTTGTTGGGGAAAACAATCGTTGCTTCAAGTCCATCGCCGGTCCTGTTAACTGTTACGCCAGAAAATCCAAATGGCACAAATCCATATTGATTACTTTCAAATGTCATTTCTTTATTAATAAAAAAGTTTTGAAATTTAAACTGAGTCAATAGTCCGTCTTTGCCTATGGCATTAATCCTTACGACATGGCCTAAAGCGTATTGACTCATATCCCGATCCTCTTACGTGTACTGCCACTCATCTGTAAACGCTTCAGGGTTTGCTGTTCACCCTGTTTAGCACCTTGCTGTGCAGCCTGCTGCATTCCAGTCTGGAACTGATCAGCAGTCACGTAATCGACGCTATTGATCCGCTCCACTGTGTAGCGAACATCGATTGGAGCGGCAACAGCAGTTCCGTTTCCTCCTCCTCCTCCTGTTGTCTCAGCCGCACCAGATTCTGGAATGACAGAGTTACCACGGCTGCCGCGTGAATAACGCGACATTGCGGTACGCATTTTAGATTCAGGAATGACATATTCAGGCTCGCCACCTTCTCCGACTACGGCATTCGTTGGGCCGGTAACGTAAGCGCCTTCAGCCGCAAACATGCTAGGCGCACCCCCTACTTGAATTTGAGGCCCAAGATTAAAAGTTTCGCCACTTTGAATTACATTTGGCTGAACAACGTCACTACTGCCACTGCTATTGGCTCCAAGCGCAAAAGCTTTGGCAATACCAATTGCGATATATTGAGCAATCATTTGTGCAGCAGTTTTTGCTAAAACATCAGCCACACTTTTCAACATATTGGCAAACACTTCTTTGATGCTTGCCGCTCCAGTGACCAAGCTTTGTAGACCGCTTACTAATGAATTGCCAATTGCATTGCCAATGCCCTGCGAAACATTAACAGCAACTTGCTGCAAGTTATTTAACTCTTCAGTGGTCTTACGAATAAACGCATTTAAAGGCTGTTGCGCTACAGCTAACTGCTTCATAATTGATTCAGCTTGCCCTAATTGAGCGTCTGAAAGATCTTTTTTCTCAAGTTTTTTTAGCTCTTTTGCAATTTTTAGGCGATCTCGCTCCGCCTGGCTAGTTGCTTCTGCTAAATTTAATTGAAACTCAAGGTTTTCAACTACTTGCTCGGCTTCTTTCAGCCTCGAAGCCTTTGCTGCAATCATTCGGTTATTTACTGCTTCAATTTGCTGGAATCCATTCAATTCCGCAAGTCTAATTTTTGCGGTCTGCTCGTCTTTATTAAGTCCTTCTGTTTTAATTTTATTTATTTTTGATGCAGTTATTTCAGCAATTTTTTCTACTTCAAGAACGGCCACTGCGTTTTTATTTTCGTCAAGCTTTGCCTGTGCAATTTGTTTATTAAGATTAAGAAGGCGCTCTTGAAGAGCAATCTCAATATTCAAGGCTGGGACACGATCGCGATCTATTTTGCTTGTTTTTATTTTATTTGTTGGTGACGTAATGTCACGTTTGTCCTGCAAAGTTACAGGTATTTTGGGTAACAAGCCTGCTGCGCCTAGCTGCTCTAAGCCGGCTGCAGCGCCTGCCTCAGTAAATTGTTTCAGTCTTACTTCGCTTCTGCCGCCTCTGAGGTTTTTACGTGTTGTCCCTCTAACACTTGCTTCAATGTCTTGCACTTGAGCAATTGCAGCAGCATCCCCACTTTCTAAAATTCTATTTCGTATTGCTATAAAGTCTTCCTTAGCGGTTGGCTTAAGTACAGCATTGATTCCACCTATTGCGTTATTAACAAGTTTCAAAAAACCATTTAAAGGGCCTGAAATAAGAATTTGTAGCTGAGTTGTTAATTGATTCCACAAAGCTGTTGTTTCATTTGTTGTATTGCCAAGATCATTCAAAGCCGCAACCCCTGAATTTCCAATCTTTTCAACCAGTTCACTCGTCAAAAGCGTTGCTAATTCTGCAACATTCCCTTGTTCCTCTAGCTGTGCAGCAAGCTCTCTGTTCTGTTCACTGCTAAATAAAGATTTTTCACGAACAAATTCCAACGCTCCAGCCGTCGAAGTCAATGCAACGCCCGCTTCTGTTGCGCCCCGAGCAAAGGCTTCTAACTGAGATGCAATTGCAGAGGCAGCAATAGATCCGCCAAGTCCTCCAAACGCTCCACCTATACCACCTGCCAATGCTTGAAGAGGTCCGCCACCAAACAGCAACGGAAAACCTGCGCCTGTTGCAATATCTCGAAAACGAGTTCCTTTGCGACCAGATGAAGGCAATTGACCTTTTTTATTAAAACCTGGAGGCAATGCTGGCCCCTGAATTGGCCCTTGCCCCTGAGCAACTGCAAGCTGTCGATTTACATTGGCTATTGCACGGGCAAGCTCCTGATAATCTTGTGAGCCAATTCGTACGTCTCGCAAGGTATCCTGCAGTTCTCTTTGATAAAGCTCTAAGCCTGCAACGGACTTTGGAATTACTTTACCTAAATCAAGAGTTTCTTGGACTGAAGTCGCTCGACCAACTGTATTAGCAGTATTGATTCGACTCAAAACCCGCAGTCTTTCTGCCTCAGCTCTAGCCAGTCGCCTAGAAACTTTTTCAGAGGCTGTGAGAGACTGAACAAACTCATCACTGCCAATATTTACATTGCCAAGGACTCTATTAAAACCACTAAGTTGCCGATTTAATCCCGCAATAGTATTAGAAAATCTGTTGCCTGTTCCAGTGCCTTTACCGTATTGTTCTACAAGTTTTTTGAGATCTTCTTTTGCTTTTACAATTGCATCGTTTCCTCTTTTGTCAAACAAATTTGGAACAGGCTTTAAAGTATTTGCAATACTCTTGATTTCACCAATACGTTTTTTTATTAGCTCTGCCTTTTGCTCAGCATTGCCCGTTACCCGTAGGTCAATAGTCCCCGAGTAAGTAGCCACAGAAAATTGCCCAATCTTATTTCAACACTCTACCTGCGCCTGCGAGACTTGGCGAACTGCTTTTCTTGATCCTCGTTTAGTACCTGGAAATACGCGCTCCAACCAATAACCTCTTCTGCTGTCATTGTCGCCTTAAGCTCCGACAAGCTCATGCCAAG